CCCTAGGGGGCCTCCGGTGCAGTACAACATATCCTTCTACCTATGGTGGTCTCACCCTTCCCGGGTGAGGTCATTGTTGGTAGGCAGATAGGGAGGTGCTACCTCCCTGGACCACAGGAGCTCTGGTGCCCTTGGGTACAGTCAGGAAGAGGGACGTGCCGTTTTACGGCCCGAACCAAATCGAGACTGTTGAGTGGAAAGGCGGCTTCATTGTCCGCCCCAACACTCGCAAAACCTATGACGTAAGTCAGAGGTGGCGCACCCTTTGGGGGACTCAGGTGACTGAGTCCGAAAATCATCCGAACTGGAGATCGGGTTTGGTGTGGGATAATCTCACATCTGCCCATTACAGTCCGGATACTGGAGGAGACTTTACCTCCCAGAAGACCTACGTCCAATCGCCAGTGATGGCGGATGGACAGTGGGTTACTTCTGGTTGGTATCTCACCGGCCAACCTGGCGGTGAGCAACGTAGAGATTCAGAGTTTTATGCTCTGATCCCTCTCATCGAGAATCAAATGACGTTCCCTCCGTCCGCTAGATCCACTGATATGGGTCTTAGCGTTCTGGGGACAACGGCAATTTCTCGATGTGCTCCTACCAATAGTGTCGCTAACCTTTCATCCGCTATCGGCGAACTTTACCAAGACGGTCTCCCTAAGTTACTGGGAGCCTCGTTTTGGAAAGATAGGGTCTCTTCCGCCAGGGACGTTGCAAAACGCTCTGGTGATGAGTACCTGAATGTCGAGTTTGGATGGAAGCCACTTGTCGGGGATGTAACCGATCTTGCGAAAGGTGTCATTCACTTGAATGACCTGGTTACCCAGTACATCCGGGACGCTGGCAAAGTGGTTAGGCGACGTTACGAATTTCCACCATCCGTGCAGACAGTGAGTTCGACTATCTCGTCGAACGCGTCGGCAAGTTCCGTCAGCGCGTCAAACTATACATCAGTGTTTGACTCACCGAATGCAGGAAAGGGAGTGGTCTACCGCGATCGTGAAACTACGATCAAACGTTGGTTTTCAGGCGCGTTCACTTACCACCTCCCAAGTGATTTGGGTGGTTGGATGGGTGAGCATGTTGACACAGCAAGAAAATTGCTGGGTCTTAACCTGAATCCCGAGGTGTTGTGGCAGATCACACCCTGGAGCTGGGCGATTGATTGGTTTGTGAACGTGGGTGATCTTTTAAAGAACACCAGCGCTTACTCCACCGATGGCCTTGTCCTTAAGTACGGGTATATCATGGAACATTCAATTGTTCGTGACACCTATACTTTTGCTGGCCTCACTGGATACAAATCCAGTGATGTCAGGCCCCCTCAGTATACTTTGGTCACTGAGACCAAGTTGCGGAGACGGGCGACTCCTTTTGGGTTCGGCATATCTTTTGATAGCTTCACCAGCCGTCAGAAGGCCATTGTCGCTGCTCTCGGCCTAAGCCGAATGTAGCGACAGAGAGTTGTATTGTATCAAACGCCATTGGAGACCAAGACCTGGTCTCTAGGAGTGATGCCTATGTCATTGTCCGATCCGATTACCGTTACCATTAGCGGAACTCCGGTCATCCTGCCCAAGATCTATGGGCAAGGAAAAGAATCGAAGTACGCCTCTGCTGACGGTCTCGTGAATGTGTCCGCGAACCATACCCTCGTAAAACAGGGGAGGGAGCGGCACCTTCTGCGGATCGACCATTCGAAGCTTACCACAAACCCGTTTGACACGTCGAAGAATATGAAGGTGGACATGGCATATTATGTCGTGTTCGACCTTCCTCCGGCAGGTTACTCGGATGCGGAAGCACTCGCTGTCTTTGCGGGTTTCAATACCTTCATGACAGCGACTTCGAATGCGGTCGTCACCAAGCTTCTTGGTGGCGA